GCTTCAGTTCGTCCGATAAGTGCGCCAACGCTTTTTACCTTCATCGTTCCCGCACACTGCCGGAGTATCATGATTTCCGCCCGGCACCACGTCTTCCACCCACTCACCGCTGCTGTTCTCTGGTGGCGGTAATATCCCGGAGAATATCCCGGCACTTGTTCAGCTCCCGCAGCGCGGCGCAGACTCGCTCCCACTTCTGAACCTGACCTTTTGCCCGGCGCAGCTCGCGGTTAGCCACATGCAGCGATGGTAAAATCAGACCATCCGGATGCTTTCTGGTGAACGACGGCTGTGACTGCACTGTGACCGCCACACTTTCCGTTTTTATTTCTTCCTGTGTTTCCGCTTCCCCGACTGGTAACGCAACACCTGCTGGCTGAGGAAAGGCTTTACCATCCGTTTCCGTTATGGATGCGGCTTTCGGCTCTGCCGGTAAATCAGCGCCCGGTATGCAGTACCGAAATTTACCGCCCTGATTCACGCGAATCAGACGCCCTTTGCTGATTGCCATGGCCAGTGATGAATTCGCCCGGCGGGAGGTAATCCCGAACATCAGTGCCAGCTCATCCGCCGTTTGTGGGCCATGATGTTCAATCGCCTCAGTCAGCATTTGCGCTGTCACTTTCGGTACCGGTGACACTGGTTCACTTTCACCAGTCTGAGTCAGCCACCACATCGACCCCTTGTTATCCGCTTCACCACGGCGCTTCAGTTTCCACAGTTCGTTGACAGCATCTTCGCGGCTGATTCCAAGGCGCGATGCCACTACCTGTGAAGAGGCTTTTTTCAGTGCTTTCAGTGCGTCAAATACGGTTTCCATTAATATTTCCTCCGACAAAATCGTTTCTCAGATTCAAATAAAACCAGCTGCCTTCCGGCGTTCGTATTCCTGTTTCAGCCGTTCAATTGGCGTTGGCCCTTGCGGGTGTTTCGCCCCTTCCAGTTGTCGTCGCACTGGCGGAACACTCATCCCGTTACCAACATGCTTTGCCCATTTCGTCAGTTGCCGTTCCGCAAGTCGTTTTAACTCACCTTGCGTCATCTGGCGCTCAATCCCTCTGGTACGCATTTCGAGGCAGATGTGGTACAGCACAGGCTGTGGCCACGGGTATTTATCACTCCCGTCGTATCGCCAGGATTCATTGCGCCAGCGCCGGTACTCTTCCATCACGGCATCCACCGTAAGACCAAATGGATTTGCCCCACTCTCCGAAATCAGCGCAACAAACTCAGCCAGGTCCGGGGGCCACGTTTCACCCGCCCGGCAGCGGTCCATGCACTGACGGCACACCAGACGGATTTGCTGTTCAGTCATCGCACCAATCTGGGCAATCCAGAGCTTCGAAGGTGCGGCCCCGTTCTTCTGAGTCCAGCGGTTCGAATACACCTCCCCCATGAGCTCCCACAGCTTCCAGGCCGTTTCCGTTGCTGATAAATCCGTTGTCACGTTCCCACTGTTCGCGTGCAGCCCGGATTTCCTGAACTGCCCGTGATGCCGTGCCACCTGATGCTGCATGGCTTCCCCCCTTGCTGACTGGTTTTACCTGTGCCCTGACGTGCTGCACGTGGCGGGCAAATTTCTGCTCCCACTGAACCTGCGTGAAAACCTTCCCCTCCGCCATCCAGTAATCCCGGAATGCGGCAAGCTCAGCAGGTGTAAATTCCGGCTCAGGCAGAGCCATACCCCACACTGCTGCCCGTTGTCGAAAATCCGGCGACGGCTGCCAGACAGTAGTCATCGAAAATTTCCCGATCGGTTCGCTCAGGCCGTCCAGGTATTCAGGTTCGGCTGTCTGCAACGGCGCACCATTCGACTCACTGGTCGGAATACTCTCGCGCGCGTTATGTGTGGGGTTTAATTCTGTATCTGTATCTTTATCTGTATCTTTATCTGTCGTGACTTGTCGTGACAGATGCGTGACACGTCGTGACTCATCGTGACAATCAGCATTATGTTTCCGCAGCTTTTCCCGCTCCCGCTGCGCTCTCTTGCGCTCTGCCGGGGATTTTGCCGTTTGCGAAACGTTACCATTGTCCTCTTTCAGCACCTGACGTTTTTCCCATCCGGAAATAAGGTCACCATCCAGAACCCGCCCCTGCATTGCATGCAAAATTGAATCAATTACGTCTTCCGTCACATCAAGCGCACTTGCTAAATCTTCCGTCGTGACATCAATGTGACCACGTAGTGACACGCCGTGACATGTCGTGACATTTCGTGACGCGCTCACCAGAAGATGGATATACACTGCCATCACTGTTGCGATTGGCTGTCCTGATACCCTGGCAATCGTTCGCCACTTGGGGTCATTTGGCATGTCATGCCACAATCTGAGCCAGGCATTAGCCATACTCACCTCTTCTGATACCGAACTTTACCCTCGAACATCCGGAAGAAATCCGGCATGAATATTGTTGGTCAATGCACGACAACAGCATTACCAGGCTGACCCCCACTGTTAGTCAGGGTGCCCCAGGCGATCGCCGCTGCGACAAAATCATCCACATCTTTCACCAGCCGATCCCTCCGTTCGACGATCTCACGGTAATATTCAGAGCTGTGACTGCGCATACGGGCCACCAGCAGAGGCGGCATTGCCTTTTCGATCGCCGGTAACAGAGCCTGCATTTTTTCAACTGCATCAGGGGTGTCTTTCTCTATCCAGCGGAAAATTTTCTGGGTATTGCGAGCCAGGGCTTCCGGATGGCTGTCGTCGTACAGTTCAGGAAACGTCATACCCAACTCAAAATAAGCCTGGGTTATTCCAGCTGCCGGAACTTTTTCGCCATCAGGACGCGCCCAGGCATTCATCGCCATGCGGATGTGTTCATGCTTGATTTTCATGAATCCCCCCTTGGTTAGAAGGCGGATTATGATCAGAATCGGGAATGACAACCGTCGGTATGTGTAACTCATATTTGAGCGCCCCGGCAGTGACTGCCTGAATTAGCAACGCCCATTTCCACGGAACGTCTTCCCCCCACATGCTGACTGTGGTTTTTGACGTTCCTAGAGCGGCGGCTGTTTTAACAACTCCGCCAAAATAGCCTAATACTTCTGATTTTTTCATGAGTCGCTCCATAAAACTGAACGCCAAAAGTTTAATAATCAAAACCAAAGAAAGTCAAGAAACAAAACCATCTGTGTTTTAAAATCAAAACATGAACAAGCAAACAATATCTGAACGCATAACCCAACGTATGCATGCGCTAAACTTGAAAGGCAAAGACCTTGTCAATGCCACTGGCGCATCAAAAGGCTCCGTAAGTCAATGGATGAACGGTGGAGGAGCGCCGTCCTCGCGTTACATAAGTTCACTGGCAAAGATATTGAAAGTAAACGAAAATTGGCTTCTTAATGGAGGAGAGTTAAATACAGGTGATTCGCTTGATCTATCTTTACCGCCGATAAAAACGGTTCCGCTACTATCACTTCAGCAGGCAGCAAGCTGGAGTGATTATATGAAAAATTCCTCAATAACCTCTTGTGTGCAGCTTGTCGGAGAAATCCCGGCCAATACCTTTGCTGTTGTTCTAGAGAGTGACAGTATGTCGACATCTGGTGGTGGAGTTTCCATCCCAAATGGTTCAACAGTTTTTGTTGATCCCGATCGAATCGTACAACCAGGAAATATTGTCCTTGCCTTACCCAAAGGGACCACAACGCCTGTCATTCGCAAACTGGAGATAGAAGGGCCGGATATTCTTTTAGTCCCCACGAATCCTCGCTACCCTTCAATTATGCTGGATGATCTATCTTGCATATTGGGAGTATGCTTTAAAATTCAACAAGATATTTAACCAACCTCATCTATTTGATTAACTGTATGCCATCGTAGTGATGGCGTAACAGCTGCCTGCTTAAAATGTTTTGATAAAAAAACATTGACCTTAAATGTTCGTTTTTCTAAACTTCATTCATTCCCTCACCCCGCCCCACAGAATGCAGGGCAATACTTCGAGTTACCAGGCAGTGGTCAGGGGTTAAGTAGCCAGCCCGAGGCGTAAGAACATGACGGCAGGGTTCAACTTTAATAACTATGCAGCAGGTTTTTGTTCCGCTACCCCGGCGTTAAGGGGAAATGAGGTCAACATGGATACGCTCAATCTTGGCAACAACGAATCTCTGGTATGTGGCGTGTTCCCCAACCAGGACGGTACGTTCACCGCGATGACGTATACCAAAAGCAAAACGTTTAAAACTGAAGCTGGCGCGCGTCGCTGGTTAGCCAGAAACACTGACTGATGAGGTTGACGATGGAATTTAAAGATTTACCTCCTTCAATCCAGGAGATTGCAGCACACACACTTCGTCATCGTCTGAACGAACTTGAATTGGAATCGGTAACGAAAAAAGACACTGATAATATGGCTCGTAATGTGCGCGATGCGTTTACCGGATTGTATTTCTGTGCGTCTATAAATAAACACGACTCAGAGAGTGTGGCAAATAAAATTGCAGAAACGACAGCGCAAAACATCAATACGAAACCAACGGAAGAAGAAATTGATCAGTTTGCTCATGATGCTGGTTTAAAAAACAAGAAAGAAAAATCGCCATATGCGGGGAACATGTTTGTTTATGACAATCTCATCAGAATTCGTGGCGAAATTCCGGCGGAATACCTGGCAAGAGTCCATCAGGCATTGCTTAAAAATTTGGAAACAGAATTATTTGATGGCAACACTAACGGTTTCTTCATGGTATCAGGCCTTGAGAAAGACTGGGATGCAGAAAAACGCTGGAATGTTGCTACATGGTTATTCAGTAACAGAGCCGCTGCACTGGAAGCTTCGGCATGTATTTGCGGCCTGTTCTTAACAGACCACAAATATAATCTGGATGTGTACAGTTATATTTACGCTGAACACGGTCCACTCTGGATTGACTGGTAATTATAAGGAAACACCAGCAGGGCCGCGGCGACCAACAGAACGATTAAAATCAATAATGCCATTATAAAGGACATTATTTAATTTATCGTCGAATGCTGATTCTGTGAGCCTCAACTCTGAATGAGTTTTTAATAACCCTGATTGCCTGAGTTGATTTACCAGGCATTCAATCTGTTTTTCAATAAGCGGATTTCTTTTTTTGTTTGGCATTTTATCCTCCATTGAGGTTCTGGGTTAAAAATGGAGACCAACACGCTGTCACGTGTGGTCGTGCGCCGGACACGGATAAGAATCCGGTACTGACAGTTTACTGAAAGGATATTTCCCTGAAAAGTCAGTGCATAACGCGAAAGCGTACGGCGAAGCTCTTTCCCTTAGAAGGCTTGTCGTTAGATTTCTTCGAACGTGCGCTTCCGGTTGTGGCACTCCGCGAAATGGCGCGGCGGTAAGTATGGCGGGGTTATTCCTTCCCCATTGAGGACACCGGGTTGTCAGGTTGACCATACGCTTAAGTGACAACCCCGCTGCAACGCCCTCTGTTATCAATTTTCTGGTGACGTTTGGCGGTATCAGTTTTACTCCGTGGCTGCTCTGCCGCCCTTTTTAAAGTGAATTTTGTGATGCGGTGAATGCGGCTAAGCGCACGCGGAACAGTTAAAACCAAAAACAGTGTTATGGGTGGATTCTCTGTATCCGGCGTTAATTGTTAACTGGTTAACGTCACCTGGAGGCACCAGGCACTGCATCACAAAATTCATTGTTGAGGACGCGATAATGGAAACGTTATTACCAAACGTTAATACGTCTGAAGGTTGTTTTGATATTGGTGTTCTGCTCAGTAACCGGGAGTTTACTGAAGATGCCATTAACATGAGGAAATATGAGCCTTATCTGCTCAATGATAATTCCATACTTTCCCGAATTGCTCTTCTTGAACTTGGTATTTTCGGAGAACGTCAATGACTTCAGCATTTGCACTGATGATGACGGTTTTTCTTATAACGGGTGAATCACAGAATGTGATTACCGGAATTTATGCCAGTAAAGAATCCTGCCTCCAGGCAAGAGACGAGCAAAAAATTTCTGGTGAATGCCTCCCGGTAAAAAAAGTATCGCTGTACCTGAATAACGAAACACCGGCTGGATAACCCTCCAGCCATATTAACACCATACCAACGGATTAAAAATGCCAGCAATGGCAGGGATTTGTTCACCCTTAAATCTGTAATGAGGTTTATCAATGAGCACTGATAAAGAAGAATTTGCGCTATATTGCGAAGCAAAAAATGACAAAGTCAGAAAACGTCTGGGAATTAAAGGTGGTTTTTACTGGACTACAGCAAAAAAATTATCTGTTGCCATCTCCCGCTGCATTACCGCAATGGATGACAACGATTATGATGAAGACGACTTTAAAAAACCCGTTCGCGTCCATTTACCCGTTGTGAATGACCTTCCACCTGAAGGCGTGTTTGATACCGAATTCTGCAACCGATACGAAAAAGGCGGGGAAGATGGCATTACAATGGTATTTATCGCGCCCTCTCCCTCCGTGCAGGAGAAACCAGCCAGTACTGACAATACCAACGTCAACGGCGAAGACATGACGGAGATTGAGGAGAATATGCTCCTGCCGGTTTCTGGTCAGGAGCTGCCCATTCGCTGGCTTGCGCAACACGGCAGCGAAAAACCAGTAACGCACGTTGCACGGGAAGAACTTCAGGCATTACATATAGCACGGGCGGAAGAACTGCCGGCTGTTACTGCCTTGGCCATTTCTCACAAAACAAAGCTGCTCGACCCGCTGGAGATTCGCGACCTTCACAAACTGGTACGCGACACTGACAAAGTTTTCCCTAATCCCGGTAATTCAGACCTGGGACTGATAACTGCTTTTTTCGAGGCATACCTGGACGCTGACTACACTGATCGGGGTCTGCTGACAAAAGAGTGGATGAAAGGAAATCGTGTTTCGCGTATCACCCGTACGGCTTCCGGTGCAAATGCCGGTGGCGGGAACAAAACCGATCGCAATCCGAATTTAGTACACACCTTCGATACGCTGGATGTGGAGATTGCAGCAGCCACACTTCCGATGGATTTTAATATTTATGAAATTCCGGGCAGCGTTTATCGTCGCGCAAAAGAAATCGTCCTGAAAAGAGAAAGTCCGTTCAAAGAATGGTCCGCAGCACTTCGCGCAACCCCGGGTATTCTGGACTATTCCCGCGCCGCTATTTTTGCACTTATCCGGAGCGCTCACCCTGAGTTTTATCACTACCCGGGACGCCTTCAGGGGTATATCAACGCCTACTTAACGGAGACTGATCACGAGAACCCCAGCAAGGAAACTCTCACTGCTGCACGACATACACCGGAAAAAGATATCCTGGAAGAAGTTAACCGCGAACTGTCTGCTAAGCAGGAAACAGAAGAAGAAAATGATGAAGAAAAACCGCAACCATCTTGCGCAATGGCAGAATGATAATCAGAAGAAATCTGGCAAAAGACCGTTTTACAGTACCAAAAACACAGGCGGGAACCAATCGTGTGATTCACCTTATTAAGCCCGCAATCGACGCTCTCCGGAGTCAGATGGCACTAACGAGACTGAGCAAAGAGCATATCATCGATGTTCACCTCAGAGAATTCGGCAGAACAGAGAAACAAAAATGTACCTTTGTTTTTCAACCTGAAGTGTCAGCGAAAGTAAAAAATTATGGCGACCATTTTACCGTTGACTCAATAAGGCAGATGTGGGACGCAGCGGTAAAGCGTGCCGGAATCCGCCATCGCAAATCGTATCAGTCGAGACACACTTATGCCTGCTGGTCGTTAACAGCAGGAGCTAACCCGGCATTCATTGCAAACCAGATGGGCCATGCAGATGCGCAAATGGTGTTTCAGGTGTACGGGAAATGGATGTCAGAAAATAATAATGCGCAGGTAACGCTGTTAAATACACAGTTAAGCGAGTTTGCCCCAACCATGCCCCATAACGAAGCGATGAAAAGTTAATTTTTTATTTATCAATTAGTTAGATTGAATGACTCTTGAAATCCATAATTCATAGATGTTTTTTACTATTCTGTGGGTTTTTGGGTGTTTTCTAAGTTTTTTCAGATGGTTGTATTTTTTCTAAAAATCCCTAATCTCGATTTTGCTGTTTATTTGAGGCCTTTTTATGTCCCATATATGCCCCACAGATACCCCGCAGCCAAAATCAACAAAATGCCAAAAGGTTCTGTTCCTGCCCTGCAACAAGAAATGCTGCGACGTGTCAGTAAACGTTATGACGATGTAGAAGTGATCATCAAATCCACCAGCAACGATGGCCTTGAACCGCCCCGGTTTTCCTGGAGAGTGTTTTATCTGTGAACTCAGGCTGCCAGATCATCGTTTCCGATGGAAGCATAATAAGCTTTTTCTGCTTCTGCCGGAGGAGTATGGCCCAGCCTTCCCAGCAATCGTCGATTGTTATACCAGTCCACCCACGTTAGTGTGGCCAGTTCCACTTCTGCACGGTTTTTCCAGCTCTTACGGTGTATTACCTCCGCTTTGTAAAGACCATTGATGCTCTCAGCCATCGCGTTGTCATACGAGTCGCCTGTACTCCCTGTTGATGCCAGTAATCCGGCTTCTTTTAGTCGCTCCGTATAGGCCAGTGACACATACTGAGAGCCTTTATCGCTGTGATGGATGGTGCCAGACGGACGACGGGCCCACAACGCCTGCTCCAGCGCATCCAGCACGAATGTCGTTTCCATAGACGATGAGACCCGCCACCCCACGATGTATCCGGCAAACACATCAATGATAAACGCCACATAGACGAAGCCCTGCCATGTGCTGACGTAAGTAAAATCAGCCACCCACAGCTGGTCAGGTCGTTCTGCCACGAACTGACGGTTTACGCGGTCGCCTGCGGCAACGGCTTTCCGGCTGATGGTCGTACGGACCTTTTTACCCCGGAGAACACCGGCAAGTCCCATAAC